TAGATAAAACAGTTATCAATCCATTAGCCGTGACTATTGCAGGTAAGGGTACTAAACCATTGATCGCGGACCTTGCACAAAGAGGTGGTAAACTATTAGATGTTGCTTATGATAAAACTGGATTACCGCCAGTTAGTAAATGGAAAGATTTTGATCCTGATACTGGATCTTTTACTGAAAAAATATTAAAGAAAATAGATAATGTAAAACAACAGTTTACTGTTGAAGGTAAATCACAATTTCCTGAAGTAAAACAATTACAAACACAAGTAGAAACTGCTGCAAATGCAGAAGTTAAATCATTAAAAAGAATTTCTCAAAGGATTAATGATAGACTTTATAACATAACTTCTAAATTTAAAACAAATATTTATGACGTTGCTACATATAAAGCAACAAGAACAGGTAATTATACAAATATAATGGATCAGTTAACTACAGAAAAAAATAAGGTGTTTGATTACTTAAGAGCTTCGGGAAAAGAAGAAATGAAAAGAACTTTAAAAGAAGTTAATCCTGCAGTTAGGTTAGAAGCAAAAGAATTAAAAAAAATATTAAAAAAATCTAATGCAAGATATGGTAATTTATTAGCAAAAAATCCAGTAGATTCATTAGAAGATTTGTCTATAGCTTTAAGAGATCAAGCAGATAGTTTCTTTAAACAAAGGTTTTCAGCATTTAATAACAAAAAATTTCAATATGATCCAATCACTGGTCCTGTAGGAAGCAAAGCATTTTCTGCTGTAAAAGATATTGTAAGAAAAAATCCTGACTATATGGATGAAGTCACTAAAAAAACTGCAAAAGATTTAGGTGGTAAACCAATTAAAACTGCAAAAGAATTTGAAGATGCACTTTCAAAAAATGTAGATGATTATTCTGAAAATCTATTAAAAAATATTCAACAAGCTTCTATTAGAGCTGGTGTTGATCCTGATAATTACATTAGAAGAGTTGGAGCTATATTAAAAACAGATGAAGCAATTAAACCAAGTGTATTAAAACCAGGTGAGTCTTTTCCTGATGGTATTAAAAGATTTTTAAATCAAGAAAAAAATGCAAAAGTTGCAACAAAAGATTATGAAAATGCATTAGTAGATACTATTATGTATCAAGCTAAACAAGTTTATTCAAAAAGATATTTTGATGGAGTAGAAAAAATATTGGCCGATAAAGGTGCTTTATTTACTAAAGCTCAAAGAGATATAGGTAAGAATGTAAGACCTATTCAAGCTTATACTAATAAAGGTAGTTTAGTTAATCCACAAAAAGACGTAATGTTTAAGAGTACTTTATTTAGAGAAGGTGATGAAACATTGTATACATATCCAGAAATAGCACAGGCTTTATCAGAAACTAAAGTTGCATTTGATAATTTTTTTGATTTTCCATTTTATAAATCATTAATGAGTTTAAAAGCAGGAGCTCAAGTAGCTAAAACTATTTTCTCTCCAATGACTCAAATTAGAAACGTAACCACTGCATCTTTCTTTCCATTAATGAGTGGATTAATTGGTGGTCGAACATCATTAAGTGATTCATGGAAATTAGTTGCTGAAGATATATTTACTGGAGCTAAAACTAATTTAGCTAAATTAAATGCTGAAATTGAAGATATGATTAAAAGAGGAGTCATTGATCAAAACATAGAGGTAAATGAAATTAGAGGTATATTAAACAGAGCGAAAGATGGAGCTATAAGTTTTGAATCTTTTATGAACGCTCCTACAGTTAAAAAATTTGTAGATGTATATCAAGGTGGTGATAACTTATGGAAAGTTTATTCCGATAAATTTTATCAATCAGCATTAAGACAAGCTCTTGGTGATCCTAAAGCAACACCAGATCAAGTATTAGCAAATGTAAAAGATTGGTATAGAACTATTGCTAAAGAAGACTTTGTAGAAAATAGTATATTTACTGGACAAAAGAAAACAGCTGAAGAAGCGTTAAAAGAAGTATCAGCTTATCTAGTAACTAATACGATACCTACATATAGTAAAGTACCCTTAGCTATTCAATCAATTAGAAGATTACCAATTGGTAACTTTGTAGCTTTCCCTGCAGAAATTTTAAGAACCACATCAAACGTATTAACAATTGGCGCAAGAGAATTAACAAGTACTAATCCATATATTAGACAAATGGGAGCTAGAAGAATTATTGGAGCTTCAGCAACTTTAGGTGGTATTGGTAAAGTAGTTAGTGAAACTGCACAATATGTAACTGGTGTAGATCAAAATCAAATGGATGCAGCTAAAAGATCATTCGTTCCAATCTATGAAAGAAATGCTACATTAATTCCATTATCAAAAGCAGATGCTGATGGTAAATTTAAATACTTTAACTTCTCTTATTCTAATCCATACGATTCGTTAGTAAGACCATTCAATGCAATACTGGGAGCTTTTGCAGAAGGATCTTTAAATAAAGATAGTGTTGATCAAAAAATATTAGCATCATTATTTGGTGATCCAGTATCTAAAAGACCTGGTGCACTAAGTGAATTCTTTGCACCATTTGTAACTGAATCTATTGGTACTGAAAGAGTCTTTGACTTAATTATTAGAAATGGTGAAACTAGAAATGGTAGTAAGATTTGGTTCCCACAAGATAATTTACAAACTAGAATTGCAAAAGGTATTGACCATATTATGGGTGGTTTAGCTCCAGGAGCCTATACACAAGCAGCTAGAGTATGGGAAGGTGCAACAGGAACATTTACTGATGCAGGTACAGCTAGAAATACTAGAGATGAATTATTAGCAATGATGTCTGGTATTCGGGTACAAGAAGTAAAACCATTATCAAGTATGCCATTTATATTAACATCTTATAATAAAGATAAACAAAACGTTGGTAGTAAGTTTGCAAGAACAGCTTATTCTGCAGCTTCTACACCTGAAGAAAAAATATCTGCATTTAAAGATTATTTATTAGAGTCTTTTGATTCACAACAAAAGATGTATACAACATTAAGAGATGCTGAAAATCTAGGTATAAGCACAAGAGAATTAAGAAAAATATTAGAAGAACGTTTAACTAAATCTGATGCAAGACTATTATTAAGAGGTGAATTTAAACCACCTGCATATTCTGATGAGAGATTTAAGTCTTTAATTAAACGATTAGAAACAGAAGATCCAAATGCTGCATTCCTATTTGAAGATAATATCGATGTTATAAAAGATATATTTGATGACTTAAGAAAAGACTCGAGCAGATATGATTTAGAAGATTCTAAAAACTCCTTAGAACAGTTAATAAATGAGATATTAACACCTGAAGTACCTGAGGTAAGAAACTTACCATTGAGACCAATTGAAGGAACAGGGACCACGGCTCAAGCACCTAATTTACCTTCACAAATAAGTGGAACTCCAGTAAATACTGGTGTAATATCTAATCAAAATTTAGGACAGAGATTTAATATTTCTCAAGATCCAAGATTTAATATATTATTTCCTAGAGGATAATTATGGGTATAGACAAGAAAATTAAATATGAAGATCAGAGATTAACTGAAAAACAAAAGAAAAAAATTAAACCTGCTAATCAAGGCGGTGGACCCAACTATCTTGGTAAACAGGAAACTGTAACTGTACCTAAAAAATGGTTATCGGATCCAGATCACGTTGTAGCTGAATTAGCATATATTACTCCACAAGAACAAAAAATATTATTAGATGCAAATTTATATGGATCTTTAAAAGGTAAACCAAATAGAGGTCCTGGTGGTATTATGTCTTTACAAGGAGATCTTGGTGGATATGACGCAAGTCCTGGAGGCCCAAATTCTGGAGGTGATGGTGGTAATAGAGTAGGTCAAACAGATCAAAATAAACAAAGAGTTCAAGATATTTTAACAGGTAAGGTAACAACCGGTCAAACCGTTGCACCAAGTGATAGAGTGAAAGCTGGAGCTGTTCCTGAATTTGTTGGAAATAATTATGTTGGATCAGCTTATAAATCATACGGTCAACCAAGTTTTTTTGGAGATTTATTCAGTGGAGGAGCTTCGGGTTATAGAAGTACTTATGGAACTCAACCTGGTATTTTTGGAAGTTTACTCGGTAGAGGAAATTCTATTTCTACTGTTGGTACTCCTGGTATGCCTGGCTTTGGGTACGTATCAAGTGATCCAAGGGTAGGACAAACTAAACCTGGATTTGGTGGTAGATTTTTAGGAGGACTTGCTAGTTTATTAACAGGTGTTCCTTTAGTAGGATCAGTAATAGGAAGTGCTATTGATTATGGTAAAGGTCTTTTTGGTCCTAAAGATTATGTTGGTTATGATGATATGTCTCAATATAATAAACTTCAATTAATAGATGGACAAGTTATAGATCCCACTGGATTAGAATTAGATAAAGGTGAATTTGGTTTTCCTATAGAAACAGGAACAGAAAAAACTCAAATGGTGCCTATGAAAAAACCTATTAAAACTAATCAAACTTATACACTTGAAGAATTAATTCCTTATGAAGAAACAATTCCAACCAAAGATTATATTCCACCATATATGGCAGAAGTAACTCAAAAAGATATTAATGCTTCTAAAATGAGAGGTTTTAATACGATGGATTATAACACAGCAATAGATTTAGGAATGATATCTCCAAATGTAACTGAATATGAGTTTGAACAATTAAAACAAGGAAATATTTCCGAACCAGGAACTTATACAATATAATGCCTAAACGTAGCCCAAAAACACTGGATGGAACAATTCAAGATTTATATGGCCACGTAACAGGATTACAGAAAGACATCTCAATAATTCGTGATAATCATCTCAAGCATATGCATGATGATATTGACAAACTTGATAAGAAAGTAGATAAGATCGAAAATAAGACAGATCAATTATTATATTGGATAATTGGTGGAGCTTTTACAACTATATTAGCTTTAACAGGTCTGTTTAATTTATTCTTAAATTAAGAAAGGTTTACATATGGAAAATAGTTTGTTGGTGCATAAGCATCTTATTGTTCGAGCAGAAATAAATAATCCACCAGTAGATGAGAACTATTTAAAAAGTTGGTTAAACAATTTTATTATGGATATAAATATGAAAGTATTCATGGGTCCATATGTTAAGTATTGTACTATGCCAGGCAATAGGGGAATTACCGCTGTTGCAATTATAGAAACATCACATATAGCCATGCATGTATGGGATGAAGTTAAACCTGCATTAATGCAGTTCGATGTATATAGTTGTGGTGAATTTAATCATGAACAAATATGTAAGAAAATACAACAAGATTTTAATACCTCTAAAATAGAATATAAATATTTAAACAGAGAAACTGGATTAGTTGACATTAATTAATTAGTTATTATATGTATCTCAGGTGCACAATAATGTGGCCTATTAAACTTGCTTAACTAAGGAGGATAATATGACAGCACTCGGTTTAATGAATACTTTTTTTGATGACGCTTTTGATAGTGTCTTCAATAATCTAACTAAAATAAATTCTTTCCCTTTTTACAATGTTGTGAAATACGGCAAAGGTAAATACGGAATGGAATTAGGACTTGCAGGATACAATAAAAAAAATATATCTGTTGAAGTAAAAGACGGAATATTGACTGTATCTGGTCAAGTTAATGATTCTGAAAAAGAATATATTACCAAAGGACTATCTTTTAGAAAGTTTGTAAAACAATTCTCATTAAGAAATGATGTAATTGTTGATGAAGCTGAAATGAAAGATGGAGTACTTACAATTAAATTAGGTTTTAAAGAACCTGAAAAAGTTGAAGGTACTAAAATAAATATTAAATAAATTATTGTGGGGCTTCGGCCCCACATATACAACCATAAAAAAGATGGTTTTTATTACCATTCATAAATGTAATATTTTTTGAATCAATATAAGTAGTAAAATTTTCTCTTATAATTTCACAAAGTTCTATACAGTCTACACCTTTTGGTATTTCTAAACCTTGTAACATTGTTTTTGTTACAGGAATTAAATGCCAAAGGCTGTTATCAAAAATAATTAAATCCATTCTTTTAAATCATCTCCAGTAATTTTGCTTGCAATATTCATTTTACCTATAAGAGCTTTTACTATTTTTTCATCAACAGTTCCTTCTGCGATAATATCAATATAAGTCATTTTTCTAGTTTGACCTGCTCTATTAATTCTAGCTTCTGATTGTATTCTTTTTTCATAATCATAACCATTCGCATAATAAATCATTGTATTAGCACCTGTTAATGTGATACCATACCCACCCGTTTGTGGTGTACCAATTATAAATCTTACAGGACTGTTTGGATCTTGAATTTGTTTAATTGCATTTTGTCTTTCTTCATTTGTTGTATCACCATAATAAGTCACATAAGATTCTTTACCAAAGTTTTTTTCAACAGCATTAACAATGGCATTGATATCATGTCTATAGTGGGCCCAAATGACAGCTTTGTTTTCTACTTCACTAAGTATATCTACTAATGCATCAAGTCTTTCATTCTTAACTTCTTTAATGGTACCATCATCAGCAGTAAAATGACCGCAAGTAATTTGATGAAGTCTCATTAACTGAACCATAGCAGATTGAGTTGTCATTTGTTTTCCATCTAATTCAGCTAAAGCCAACATTTTCATTTGTTGATATATTTTTTTCTGTTCAGGTGTTAATTGAATTACACGTTTAGTATAAGTGTAGTCAGGTAAATCTAAACAATCTTCTTTTAAACAACGATAAGAAAATGGTTCCAGTTTAGAAGATAACTCACCTAGATTTTTATAACCGACTACTATTTGTACTGATCGTCCACCAAAGTTAGCAGATCGCATTACCGCATATCTAGTTCTAAATGCATAATAAGAACCATAATCTAATAAATATGGATCAAGGAACTCACATTGTTTATATAAATCTAATGGTGATTTAGTAACAGGTGAACCTGTTAAAATTCTTCTGTATTTAGCATGCTTACCTAACTCAACAATATTTTTAGTTCTCTTAGCATCTGGATTTTTTATAGTCGTAGATTCATCAATAGCCATTAAAGTATTATGACAACTCATAAATTTAGCTGCAAAGTCTAGACCTTTTTTAGTTGAAAACGCTTCAACGTTCATAACTAATACATGAAGTTTTTCTGTAGACTCAAATAATTTATTTAATTCATTTTGTTGTTTTTGATTAATCATTGCTTTCCATAATATTAAATCTTTCTCAATATGGTCGGCCATATGTACAGGTATTTCGGTGTCATACCAATTTTGGTAAACACCTTTAGGTGCAATAATTAATGCACCATTAATTTTACCTTTGTCATATAACATAGAAATGTTATCAATAAGAACTTTTGATTTACCAGTTCCCATTTCCATAAAGTAAGCAAATACTTCTTTATTCCACGACTTTTCTAACGCAGTTATTTGATGCGCATAAGGTTTAGTTTTAAATTTATAATTCATAATAATATTTCCTATTGTCTTTCTATTGACAATCTATATAATAAAAGGTAATTAGTTGTCAAGCGAAAGTAAAAATAATTATGAATGAAAATACAGTTTATGTGATTCAAGAATTACCTGGTACAAGATCTGGTAATCCAAAATTTAATATTATGGGCGCACAAAAATATGGTAAACTTGTCACATTGTTGCCTGAATTTAGCCAAATTATTTTGTCACCTGGTCCGTTAATTTTTAAATTAAGAAAACTTTTAAAAAATTATACTGAAAAAGATTATTTGTTATTAACAGGTGATCCAGCTATAATAGGTGTAGCATGTTCTATTGCCGCAGACATAACAGGAGGTAAATATAATCTCTTGAAATGGGACCGACAAGAACATACATACTACCCAGTAGAAATAAATTTATACGAACGAGGAAACATAGATGATGGATGAGATAGAATGGAAGATACAGAATAGACTGTATCGTATGAAAGATAGAAAGCTAGAATTAGAAAATTTTATAAAAGCAACTGAGAAAGATATAAAATTTATGAAAGAATTTAATTTGTTTGAAAGAGATGAAGACATTAAATTTTTAAGTTATATTTTAGGAGTTGTATTTATTTTTATTATACACCTTGACAAGGTTTTTGATTTTTACTATATGAAGTACAGAGCTTTTAATATAATTAAAAGAGCTAAGAAAGAAATACTAACTCTAACAAAGGAGATAAATATATATGAGCAATATAAATTTCGAAGCAGATCAAACTGAGTCGATAACTCAAACTAATGATGCTAAAGCATTATCGGATCAAGTTATTAAACTTAGAGATCTAGAAGATCAAATAAAGATTACAGAAGAATCTTTAAAACAACTTAAACAACAAGCTGAAACTTTATCAGGTGAAGTCATTCCTACAATGATGACTGAAATGAATATTAGTACAATGAAACTAGCAGATGGTTCAGCTATAGAAGTAAAACCAGTTTATGGTGCTTCAATTCCTGTAGAAAAAAAGGAAGAAGCATTCAAATGGCTTCGTGATAACGGCCTGGGTGATCTTATTAAAAATGAGGTTACTGTTTCCTTTGGTCGTAACGAGGATAACAAGGCAGTAGAATATGCTGTCCTTGCACAAGGTCAAGGCTATCAACCGACCCAAAAATTAAAGGTTGAACCTATGACACTTAAAGCATTGGTCAGGGAGCGTATCGAAAAGGGTCTCGATATGCCCTCTGATCTATTTAATGTGTTCGCAGGAAACAGAACTAAAATAACACGAGCATAGGAGGAAAAAATATGTCTCAAGAACAAGTAACAAAGAAACAAGAACCAAAGACCAATAATGCAGTAGCTGAAAAAGTTAATGCAGGTGCGTTATCTGTAAATATGTTTGAAGCAGATGCAAACCAAGGTGTGGAAAATCTAACTCATGAAGATTTAGCATTACCATTCCTAAAAATACTAGGACAATTATCTCCAGAAGTTAATAAAAGAGATGGTAAATATGTTCAAGGTGCTGAACCCGGAATGATTTATAACTCTGTAACTGGAGAATTGTTTGATGGAGAAAAAGGAATTCAAGTCATTCCTTGTCATTACAAATTAGAATATATTGAATGGCAAGATAGAGGCGAAGGTTCTGGTGCTCCAGTAGCAATTCACCCATCATCTAGTGATATACTAACTCAAACAAAAAGAGATGCCTCATACAAAGATAGATTACCTAATGGTAATTATATTGAAAAAACTGCAAGTCATTTTGTAGTTGTTTTAGGTAATACTCCATCTACAGCTTTAATTGCCATGAAATCAACACAGTTAAAGATTAGTAGAAAATGGAATAGTATGATGGCAAGTATTAAAATGAAAGGCAAAAACGGAATGTTCACTCCAGCATTCTTTAGTCACACATACAATTTGAGAACAACTCAGATGTCTAATGACAAAGGAACTTGGTTTGGATGGGAAGTTAGTAAAGTTGGTCCAGTAGAAGATGCTGCGATATACCAACAAGCTAGATCTTTTGCTGAAAGTATATCTAAAGGTGATGTCAAAGTTAAGCATGGTGAAAGTACAGATAGTACTAAATCAGAAGCTTCTCACTTTTAATTTACCCAATATATCGTGGGCGAGTAATCGCCCACATAAACTAGAGACAGTTTAATAATGGATAATAAAGAAAGAAAATTTATACAAACCTTTACAGGTTTACAAAGAGCATTTGGTACTGCAGATTTAACAAAATTATCAATTGATCCAAGTACAGGAAAAGCTAAACCAGTTTATGGTTGGTCTCATAATGAAATTACTGAAAAAGATTATTTAGATCATTTAAATGGTAGACAATCTATTGGTATTCAACCATGTGATGATAAAGGTATGGCAAAATTTGGTGCCATAGACATTGATGATAAACAACATAGTTATTCTAATTTTCCATATAAAAAATATTTAGATATTATTGCTGAACATAAATTACCTGTTGTTCCAGTTAAATCTAAATCAGGTGGATTACATTTATATTTATTTGTTAAAGAACCAATTAGAGCTGTTGCAATAAGAAATTTTTTAGAGGGATTATTATTTACTTTAAAACTTCCAACTAACATTGAAATATATCCTAAACAAACTGAATTAGGAAAAGACTCAGAAGGTAAATGGAACATGGGTCAGTATATTAATTTACCTTATTATAATAAAACAGAAAGAGTTGCATTTAATTTAGATGGTACAACGTTTACATTTGATCAATTTATAGAAGTTATAGAAGCAAATACTTATAGTGCAGACGAATTAGAAGAGTTTACATTAGAGCATACAAGATCTTTATTAAATGGTGGTGGAGAAGAATTTAATGATGGCCCACCTTGTCTTGCAATATTAACTAAAAATAAATTAAGAGATGGTAGAGATAGATTTTTATATAACTACATGGTGTTTGCTAAAAAGAAATATCCAGATGATTGGGAAAAAATGGTTATTGCAGCACCTGGTAAATATTTTGAACCTGGAGCAAACGGTGTAATCGATTGGACAGAAACTAAAACAAAACAAAAATTAAAGTCTTGGGCTAGAGAAACTAAAGGACATACTTGTAATGAAGATCCAATACAACCAGTGTGTATGAAAGCAGAATGTAGAAAAAGAACTTATGGATATTTATCAGATAAGAAGAGAGTCTTTCCAGCATTATCAGGATTACAAAAGATAACTTATGCTGAACCACAATATACATTCAATGTAACTTTATCAGATGGTCAAACTACAAAAGAAGTTAGAGCAAAAAATATAAAACAAATAATAGAATTAGATAATATAAGAGCAATCATTGGTGCAGCAGCTGATATGATTCCACCAAAAATAAAACAAAATGAATTTCAAGATATATTAGATAATTTATTTCCACCTAAATTAACAACACCACCACCTAAAGGTACTTCAGATGAAGAGTTATTAGAAGAGTATCTATCTAAATATTTACATGGACCTAAAGCTGGAACTTATGCAGCATTTAAAACAGGTGCTGTATTGATAGAAGGTAGTCATGCATATTTTGTTTATTCAAGTTTTTTTGATTCTTTAAAAAATAAAGAATGGAAGATGGATAGAAAAATAACTGCAGAACAAATGACAAAATTATTTGATGCAAAATTTGGTGTGAGTAAACGATTTCCAAAAAAAGATGGGGATACTAATTCTTATAATCCAATCAATGTGACTGTAGTATCATTAGATAAATTTCCAGAATTATTATCTGATGAACAACCTAAACCTGAAATAGTTCAAAGTAAACCTAAGGAGCAAATATTCTAATGATTAAAAAAATATTTGGTCCTCCGGGTACAGGTAAAACAACTACATTATTAAATTTAGTTGATGAATATATTAAAAAAGGAACAGATCTAAATAGAATAGGTTATTTTGCTTTTACTAGAAAAGCAGCTAATGAAGCTAGAGATAGAATGTTAGAAAGAAATCCTGAATTAGATAAAAAAGATTTAAGATATTTTCAAACACTACATTCATTTGCTTTTCATACATTAGGTATGAGTGAAGAATCTGTATTACAACCAGTACATTATGAACAAATAGGTAAGGAATTAAACCTAAGAGTTACAGATACTGGAGATGAGTCTGGTTATTTAAATTTTAATAGTGAGTATTTTAAACTTATTAATAAAGCAAAAGTAAAAAATATCTCTCCTGAAGAAGAATTTAATACAAATGAATGGAGTAATGAAATTGATTATGAAACTTTAGGACATATCTATTTAAATTATAATCATTTTAAAGGTGACAACCTTTATGATTTTAATGACATGATTACAAAGTTTGTAAATGAAAAAGAAAAATGTAAAGAGTTTGATGTAGTATTTATAGATGAAGCTCAAGATTTATCTCCAATACAATGGATGATGTTCGATGTATTAAAAGAAAAATCAAAAGATATTTATTTAGCTGGTGATGATGATCAAGCTATATTCGCCTGGGCTGGAGCTGATGTTAAGAGATTTTTAAATGAACCTGCAGAAGAAGTAGTATTACCATATTCAAATCGTGTACCAAAAAATATTCAAGAACTATCTAATGTTATTGTTAGTAGAATACAAACAAGAAAAGAAAAACAATACTTTGCAAAAAAAGGATCACCAGGAAATGTAGAATTTATTTATAACATTGAACATATTGATTTAACAAAAGATAATTGGTTAATATTAACTAGAACTACTTATAGATCTGATGAGATATCAAAACAATTAAGATCTAATAATTTATATTTTAAAGATAGATATGGTAAGAGTTATAATACAAGGCTATATAAAGCGATATTAAATTTTAGTGAGTTGTGTAAAGGCAATATGATATCTTTAGCTGATGCAAAAGAATTACATGAGTTTTTACCAGACAATCCATTTTTTAAAATTAAAGACTCCAAAACATATTATAGCATGGATGATTTTGGTTATGGTAAAGATGCTCTTTGGTATAATTTATTTACAAGAGCTGACCAGGAAGAATGTTTTTATATAAGAACAATGTTATCTAATGGTGATAAATTATCACAACCACCAAGAATAGAAGTATCTACTATCCATGCAGCAAAAGGTGGTGAATGTGAAAATGTTATTTTAGTATTAGATAATGCTAGAAAAATTAGACAATCTGTAGAAAATAATATTGATAAAGCAGATGAAGAACATAGAGTTTGGTATGTTGGCTCAACTAGAGCCAAAGAAAGCCTATACTTATTAAAACCAAAGAAGGAACGTTATGGTTATTCTTTGTAGTTTTAAACAGAACGGGAAAGAAGGACTGTCTCCATGGAGAGTGGTAGCTTCAAGTCTAACGGCGAAGTTGATTCGGGACCTTCAATTCCCAGGTATTATGTTAGCCCCGTTAAATCAACAACTACCACACAATAAAGGAGAAAACTATGACAAATAAAAAAATGTTTGAGGAATTATTTCCACAAGATAAGCAGATAGGAGGAAATCACTACAAAGATTTTCACATTCAACCTTATGAATTTATTTCTAAGAATGACTTGTCATTCTTTCAAGGTAATGTAATAAAGTATGTGTGCCGTTATATGAATAAAAATGGCATAGAAGATTTAGAAAAAATAATTCATTATTGCGAATTAGAGAAAAAGAAATTGAAAGACATGGATCATGGCAAAAGAAAAAGGTAAAAAATACGACGGTGTATCAAGACCGACTAACGATGTTTATAAAAAACGTTGGGAGGAAATTTTTGGTAAAAAGCAACAAGAAGAATTAGATAAAGAAGATCAAGAATATCTAGATTCATTAAAGGAAAAAATATAATGAAAGTACCTATATTTACAGCACAAACAGAATGGATAGAACCGGAAGAGTTTCCTGACTTAAGATCATATGAAGAGATTGCAGTTGACTTAGAAACAAGAGATCCAAATTTAAAAACAATGGGATCTGGATCCGTTATAGGTGAAGGTGAGGTTGTAGGTATTGCTGTAGCTGTAGCAGGTAGAAAATTTTATTTTCCAATTGCTCATGGATCGGGGAGCAACATGGATAGAAAAAAAGTATTAGCATGGTTTGCTGATACTATGGCATCTCCTTCTATAAAAATATTTCATAATGCTATGTATGACGTATGTTGGATACGTAATTTAGGTATAAAAATCAATGGTTTAATAGTAGATACAATGATTGCAGCAAGTTTAATTGATGAAAATAGATTTGCATATTCTTTAAATGCACTGTCATGGGAATATTTAGGTCATGGTAAAAATGAAGCTGCATTAAATGAAGAGGCAAAATCTAGAGGACTTGATCCAAAAGCAGATATGTGGAAGTTACCACCAATGTATGTTGGAGCTTATGCAGAAAAAGATGCTGAACTAACTTTAGACTTATGGCAAAAATTTAAAACAGAAATTATTCAACAAGATATTGAATCTATTTTTAATTTAGAAACAGACTTATTTCCTTGTCTAGTTGATATGAGATTTAAAGGAGTAAGAGTAGATGGAGAACGGGCTCTATCATTAAAAACACAATTACAGCAGCAAGAAGAAAAGTTATTGCATGAAGTAAAAACTGAAACAGGAATAGATCCTCAAATTTGGGCTGCAAGAAGTATTGCAAAAGTTTTTGATAAACTTGGTTTAGAATATTCAAGAACTGAAAAATCACAGGCACCTTCTTTTACTAAAAATTTTCTTTCTGAACATAGTCATCCTTTGGTTCAGAAAATAGCACAAGCTAGAGAAATTAACAAGGCTCATACAACTTTTATTGATACTATTTTAAGGTTTGAACATAAAGGTAGAATTCACGCTGAGATAAATCAGATAAGATCCGATGCTGGTGGTACTGTAACAGGAAGGTTTAGTTATAACAATCCTAACTTACAGCAACTACCAGCAAGGAACAAGGATCTTGGACCTATGATAAGATCATTATTTTTACCAGAAGAAAATTGTACCTGGGGTTGTTTTGACTATTCACAACAAGAACCAAGGCTAGTGGTACACTATGCAGCACTACATAAATTTCCATCTGTATATGATGTTGTTGATGCATATAATGATAATACGAATACAGACTTCCACCAAACGGTTGCAGAAATGGCTGAGATACCAAGGTCACAAGCGAAAACAATTAACTTAGGATTGTTTTATGGTATGGGTAAAACAAAACTGCAAGCAGAGTTAGGTGTAACAAAAGAAAAAGCAGATGAATTATTTAATCAATATCATGCAAAAGTACCTTTTGTTAAACAACTAATGAACAGTGCATCTAACAGAGCTCAAGCTCAAGGACAAATAAGAACGTTGCTAGGTAGATTATGTAGGTTTCATTTATGGGAACCAAATATGTTTGGTATGCATAAAGCTATGACACATGAAGATGCACTCAAGGAACACGGACCAGGAATTAAAAGAGCTTATACTTACAAAGCTTTAAATAAATTAATTCAAGGTAGTGCTGCAGACATGACTAAAAAAGCTATGATTGATTTATACAAAGAAGGAATAGTAGCTCATATACAAATTCATGATGAATTAGATTTATCTGTAGAATCAAAAGAACATGCAGATAAAATTATTGAAATTATGGAAAATGCTGTTAAGCTAGAAGTACCCAATAAAGTTGATTATGAATCAGGTGAAAACTGGGGAGATATATATGGATGATGATAATATAAGGATAAAAATATGGCCTACCTTAACGCGAATATACCACCTATTTACTGCAAAATTCGTACCGAATATTTGTATGATATGGACATGGATAAAAAAGGAGAGCAAGATTGCGTTATATTCGGTTTGGTATCTATATCGGGACGTGCTCTCTTATTTAACATCATGCTACCCAATGGTGCGTGCTTTTGGCGTTTGCCTATCTCAGCGTTTTTCCAAAAATCGTATGACCGAGCCAATGTGCCGGATATGCAGGCGCACGAACTCCAACTGTGGAACTGTTTCAGTTATTGGCCTAGTGTTACTTGCTTTGATTGGTTGGCTGGTATAGACGGCAAATATCTAGGAAAAGATAAAAAATTCTATCATGGACAATATCTTTTTACAGTTGACTGGGCACATCCAGAGACTAATATACTTAACACAGAACATTCTGAAATTCCTCAAGAGCACAAGTGTGCACATATATTGGCTCTTAATAACGGGAATTATGCAGCTCAGCCTAATAATCGCATTCTGTGGCATGTTAATTCATACACTACTGATAACAGCTGGCCTGACTATAAAGTACAAAACACAGTCTGGGATGTTGAAACTTCGGACTGGGTTACAGAAGATTCTGATAAAATGTTCTATCAAATAGAACCAAAGGAGGACAAATGAGGGATACAAAAACAATTGAAACGTTCTTAAAAAATAAAGAACAAAAAGAAAAACAAATGAATTTGTTTAAAAATTTAAAAAAAGAAGTTGAAACTGGAGCTAATGGTACACAAAAATACGTAATAAAAGAAGGTCCAAATAAAGGTAAGGTGGCCAGTAAATGATTGATAAATTTTTATATAATTTTTTTTCTTATATTGATAATATTTTTTCATTAATAGAAAAATATGCTATTAAGTTAACTGAATATTGTTGGCATAAAAGAGTAAAACTTTTAAACAAGAAGAGAAAAAATGCTAAGAAAATGTAAAACATGTGATCATTCTTGTCATTGTTATGGACAAGGATATAATTTAAATACAAATAAATGTGACAATTGTATTTGTGATGCATGCACATGCAAAAATATATATGTAAAAACACCTAGTAAAAAATCTTGGTGGCAAAAAATTAAAGGTTGGTTATTTTAATGGAGTACGCCAGGATGGATTACAGATTTACAGCAATATTAATTATATTAATGTGCCTTATGGCATTTTTTGGAGGACCAGTAAGATGATAAAAAAATGTAAACAATGTGAAAAAGAATTTCAATCAAAAGACGACCTAGACATTTTCTGTAGTCAAGATTGTAAAGAAGAAGCATTAGCAGAATTAGACTCAGATTCTGATGAGTGTCTATCATGTCAATAAAAATCAACGAGAACACCAGTATCGGTCTTCCGTTAAGGAACTTAATTGGTCTGATCGCAGCCATAATTGTCGGAGCATGGTTTGCTTTCGGTGTTATCGAAAGACTTAATAAACTAGAAACTAAAAATCAGTTGTTTGAAAAAGATTTATTAGAGGCTAGTGTTCAAAAACCAATTGACCAGGAGCAGTTCATGATCCTAGAATGGCAGGCAACACAAATAGAGAAGATGCAAAAAATGTTAGAAGAAAATGTACACACAGGTGTAATGTTAGATTCTCATGAAAAAGAAATTGAGAAATTAAAAAAAGATATTGAAAAATTAAAGGATGCAACAAGAGATATCAAGTTTGCAAATGGTAATGGGGGACATTAATGATAAAATTAGTATTTGCATTATGTTTGTTTATAAATGGAGAACTTGTAGAACACAGAATACAAGATAGTTTATCTACTTGTTTAAAGATGAAAAGAGAAGCAACACGTAATATGGACATGAATAATAAACAATTTATGTGTGGTGAGGTAGAAGCAGAGCTTGAAAAAAATATTGATGGTAGTATAAGTATAAACAAGATTATAAAACCAAAATAATGAACCTTTCCCGTAATTTTACATTACAAGAGCTAATTAAATCGGATACTGCTGTACGATTAGGGATAGATAACAATCCTAATGCTAATCAAATTGAAAAATTAAAATTACTATGTGAAAATATTTTGCAGCCAGTACGTGATCATTTTGGTCCAGTAACCATTACCTCGGGATTCAGGAGTCCTACCTTATGTGTTAAGATAGGTAGCTCTCTACATTCACAACATACTAAATCGGAAGCTGCTGACTTTGAATGTCCAGGTAAAGATAATGCGGAAGTGGCTGATTGGATTTATAAAAACTTAGACTTTGATCAAATGATTCTAGAATTTTATGTACCTGGTGAACCTAATAGTGGTTGGGTTCATTGTAGTTATACATCTGAGAATCCACGTAAACAGTTCCTACTTGCGTACCGTGATGAAAATGGTAAAACTAAATACAAACCTGTAATTGGAAAAGCGACCGATTTAGTATGAGTAAATTAAATAAAGTATTTCAAAAAATAGATACTGTGCATGGTTTCTGTGAGGAATGTGAAGAAGATTCAATCTTAGTTGCAATTGTGTCAGAGTTTTATAGATGTACTAATTGTGGCGCAGATACAAAACAACATATAAATGGAAGAATTAGATACATGTCTTTATCTGAATCCGATATTAGGTATATAAAAGAACATGGCTAAACAAAGATTTACACATTACGTTCCACGTCCAAAGCCTAAGAAACGTCCAGGAGTCCACAAAAAACGAAAGGGAAAACATGAAAAACGTAGTTTTAAAAAATATAACAGACAAGGCCGATGAGTTAGCCCTAGAATGGGATAGAACTCGAAATCCAAAGGCTAAGGAAGAATGGTTTAAGTTGGTTGGCCAGATATCGGAACTTTTTCGCAAGCAAACTTTGGATAAAGACCATAATTATTAATGGATTGAACATCAAATATTTCACCATTAAATAACAATTCAAAGCTTTCCCCTAAACCAGAACGTACACATTCATAATGTGTATCGTAAAATTGGTTAATTTTATATTGTTCTAATATAGGTTGAACGCACTCTCCAGTTGTTGCTGAACATATATAAATTGTTAATAAAAATTTAATTGACATATTTAATAAATTACCATAATATCCCAGGACTATGTTATTAAAAGAAAGGTTATACTAATGACAGATATAAGTAAATATAAAAATGTTTCTTTACCAAAAGAAACTTACAATAAAATAGATTCCATAAGGAAAATTATTGTACCTGAGATGGTGGTAAGCCGTTCTCAGACAATCACTTTACTAGTTAATGAGAAAGCAAAATCATTAAATGGTAGATTAACATCAACCCAAAGAAAGAAAAAAAGAGGTAAATAATGCCAAAAATACAAAGTCCTGCAGGTGCAGGTTTTTTTAAAACGAGTGTTTATCAAACACTAAACCAACCAACGAAGACTCCAGAAACTAAATTATGGAGAGCTGTACTAGGTCAAGTTCTATATGATGCCTTTGGTCCTATGCGATATGATACTAGTAAGAAAGAAAGAGAAGAAGCTTTGAATTTTCTAAAAGATTATTCAAACGAACACTTTATTGAATTGTGCGAAAATGCAGAATTTGATCCAGAGTATATAAAAAGAAAAATTAGAAAAAAATTTGCAGAAAAATTTGTTTCTGCTATAAATAAACTAAGTACGAAAGTGAGGAATAAAAATGACTAGTAAAAAACTAAAACTAACTGAAAGTAAAAAGAAACAGTTGAGAAACTATTTCTTACAATCAGATAATATTGACTTTGGTGAATTAACACCGGCTCAAGTATCTGTAAAAGCGGTAATGTTTGTTGAAGGATTATTAGATGCAGATAATCAAAATAATTTCTTCATGGAAGAAATCACTGGTATCAAATTAAGTCCACCAGCTGATGTAACTCCAGAAACTTTATTTGGTAAAAGATATGACAATCTTGGGTAAAGCAATTTGCCCAGATTGTAATGGGAACGGTTATATTGGTTCTGCTAAAGAACCAGATAACGTTAGGGATTGTCTTAAATGTAATAATCAAGGTGAGTTTGAAATTACTGAAGAAGACATTAATCAAATGTTAGAAACAGTTAAATCAGCGAGGCTGCAATGAATATACAAGTTAAACGAGATATCTTAACTGTTGCGCATCTTAGAAAATTACAAGAAGAAATTGATATGTTGCGTAAACAAAAAATATATCTTCAATCTAAATTAAGAGAGAAAAATAATGATCAAAAAAATAAAAAATAAATGGAAAGTAAATGGTTATTATATCACTAATCAAGGATCATGGACCATTATGATTAATGATCGTGGTAAAGAAAAAATGGTGAAAGGTATAAAGTAATGAAAAAATCTACTAAGAATCTTGTTAAATGGAATAAGTTATTAGAACTTGTCTATAATTTAAAAGTTAAAGTGGTTGAGAATAAACCAATTAAGTATGAAGAGCTTGATGTTATTGACACAAGGCTTAAGAATCTATTTGATCAATATCAATATTATGTACCACCTGAAGTTAAATTAAAAAAACAAAATCGATATTTTGCCTACAAAGCATTCGTTGAAGGCAAAAAGTAATGGAGGAAAAAATTTGTACCAAGTGTGATAAATCTTTTTCAAATATTAAAGAAAATTTTTATATTCATGCAAGTGGAATTTTTTATCCTTATTGTAAAAAATGTTCTGTTAAAAAAAGTAGTAAATGGAAAAAAGATAATCCAGAAAAAAATAGAGCAAACACTTTAAAGTATATTAATAATGAAGAAAAATTTATTTATTATACAATTAGAAGACCTTTTAAACCCAGTTCTATAAATCCTCCTAAACAAAAAAATTATACAAGAAAAGGATGGAATCCTGAAATTACTGTAGAAGAAATGTATCAAGAGTTAATGATACATATTCAATTGATGAAAGAAAAATTTCCTGAAACGGATGGAAGGTTGTGTCGATACTGTGAACAACCCTGGACTTACATTCGAACAGGTAAAGGTGGTAAAGTTGTTTGGACTAATTTTTCAGTTGATCGATTTGATTCTACTCAGACTTATAAAAAAGATAATATTATTTTTTGTTGTAGTGGATGTAATTCTATTAAAGGTAATTCAATTAAAAAACATTGGTTAAAATTTTTAGAAGTAGATAAAGAAATAAATGAAAACAAGGAGAAACAATGATTAAAGACGGACTAACAATAAGAGCTTTTTACAAAGATAAAGAAATAAAAATTATTGAATTACAAAATTTAAGTTTCTTTTTTGATGGACTTCATACCTTAGCTAACGAATGGAAAGTTGAACCTTTCACAAAATTATGGGGTAAAAAATCTCTCAATAGAACTGATCATTCTGCATTAAATGTAATCATGTATTTAATTTACAAACTACATTTTGGTAAAGGATGGGAGATTAATATTAAACGATTTAAAAATGAATTTTTATTTAAAACTAAAAACCCGAAAGTACTTTTATTAGAATCTGATTACTTAACTTTAACAAGTTCAAAGTTTGATTCAGCAATTTCTTATTTAAACAATATAGGTTTTATTAAAACAAATTCTCGTAATCGTTATTTTGATATTGATAATACCATTGTTAAGTATTGTATAAGACTCGGAGATTATCTTTTTCATACTGATTATTGTGAAAGATCCTTTAAAGAAAATAGTCATTACTTTGGTGGTAGTAATTCTATAGAACATCAAAGAGCTTATAAGGAAAGAAAACAAATGAGTGAAGGGAGTTTACATTAATGAAACTAAATAAACTATACGAATACCCAGCGTCGATGAGGTCCTTGGTCCAGGGGTCAAGACACTATGACGTTGGACAAGAGAAGTTACCATCAGTAACCACGATTCTTTCTGCAACACAACCTGAAGAGAAAAAGAAATCGTTGGCCGCCTGGGCTGCTAGAGTAGGCACTACTGAGGCAACAAGGATCAAGGACCAAGCGGCAGCTCGTGGGACTATTATGCACCATATTCTAGAAGGATGGATCAAGAATGAACCCCACGTAGATTTAACAGATGTGGGTCAAATGGCAGAGAAAATGGCTCATCAGATCCTTATAAACGGCCTTAGAGACCGATTGACTGAGTATTGGGGCCTGGAGGTCACATTGTATTATCCTGGGCTATATGCAGGCGCTACCGACGTTGTTGGGTTGTATGATGGGGCCGAAAGTATAGTGGATTTCAAGCAATCTAACAAGCCAAAAAGGAAAGAATGGATTGATGATTATAAGTTGCAGTTAGCTGCATATGCATTAGCACATAATGAAATCTATGGCACTGCAATTAATAAGGGTGTGAATTTAATTTGTACTAAAGATAATTACTTTCAAGAGTTTATATTTGAAGGTGAAGAATTTAGACAGGCTAAGTTTGATTGGCTCAAAAGAGTGGATCAATATTATAATGAAAAGGATAAGAAATGACAACAGCAATAATAGTAATTGTATTAATTTGTTTTATTCTAATAGCTTATTTTGGAATAAAAGGAGTTGATGAAGTAGTAAATTTTCATAATTTTAACGACGATCTATGATAGAAGATATATTTAACTATTGCGTTTATATCCTGGAAGTGATAGGCGATTTTACAGGAATGGGATATTTCCTAGCAAATATTGTAATATTTGTTATAATTCAGCCTTTATTAATTATAATTTTCTTTGTATTATGGAGATATGAGCGAAATAAAAGACATTACCAATCTAGAATCGGAACAAGAATCCGGTATTGGAAGCCTTAAAAATTTGATTCCACCAAACATTAGAATGTTTGTTGCTGATTTACTTGGTAGTAAAGAAGCTTTCACTGAAGAAGATTTAACTGAGTCTGATAAAAATTTATTAAAAGAGATAGCTGTTAAAGGTGTAGATAAAGGTTCTATTGATTACGAAGATTATGGAGTTAATTCTATTAATAGAAATATTTTTAGAAATATTATAGATGATCGATATAATTTAAAAACTTTATTAGGTAAGGCTAAGGTTGAGATTAATGATAAAGGTGAGCTCGTTGTTAAAGACACTTTTGACTTTAATGATAAGAAAGATATTAAAAGTTTAGAGGATTTAAAGTTTGCATTAACCGATATGAAGGATGCTTTTTTAGGTAAGTCTGGTTATGGAAGTGGAGGATTATACTCTTTAATTCGACAGGGTGCAAAGTATTTTGGTTCAGGACCCGGAGAAGGTGCTCCAGTTGAAATCAATCTTGGAAAGTATAAAGACGTTTAATTGTGTCATGAATGTGGCAGAAATGTGTCACGGAACATGGAACTGTGACAAATATGTCACACTTTTCCGGATAAATTGTAGTAAATTGTAGAACCTAAAAGTGTTGTTTTATGCGGATTGTAGTAATTGTAAGAACTTTTTAGGGGGTAATGAAAAAAAATTTTTTTCAAAAAAAGTTTGAGACCCCAAAATCTACTACAATTTCAAAAAAATCGTCTAGAATCATTGGTATTAGCGAATAATAGCACAATAAAATTGTAGAACCTAAGTTCTACAATCATTACAATCGTTGGTATAAGCCACTTTTTTTTCCTACAATTTTAAAAAAGTTCCTACAATTCTCTAGTCGTACAGAGCTGAAATAAGGCAGGAATGAATGACTGGGAAGGTCAAAATTATATGCTATAAGGTGCCATGCCTAAATTAAAAAGAAAAAAATCTAAATATAGATCAGTTGTTATTAACAAAAAAAGGTATTATTTTTGTAAGATTACATGGTTGGATATTTTAGGAGACAGTGGGCATGCAGATATAGAAGAATTTAATCAAATGAAACCTGCAGAAATGGTTACTCATGCATATGTTTATTATAATGATTCTAAATTAGTAAAAACATTTTCTAGTTATGATGCTCACTTTGAATCTTTTAGTGATAGAAATGTATTTCCAAAAGGTTGTATTAAAAAAATAGAAAAAGTTAATCTATAATTGTTACATCAACAGGTTTAGGTAGTGTTCTTTCAGACTCTGCTTTAGTTTCTTTTATTTTATCTTTAAAATCTTTATGTTCAACACCTTCTAATATTGGTGAGTATTGATCTAATACTTCAGCTATTCTTTTATCTAATTCCTCTTCAGACATATCATCTAACTTACCTGTCCTAATTATTTTTTGTTCAATATATAATCCAGCGGCTTTACCTCTAGCAATTTCTGCATTGATTGCAGCTGTCCAGGCTTTTGCATCTAATGCATCATTCCTCATTTTACCTAGATGCATTAAATGTGAATCAAAATCAATATCATATTTTTTTCTTATCTCATCTCTCAACTGTCCAATGTATTGAACTACTAAAGGATACATTTTTGGATTTTGTAATTCAGATGCAGTTACATGAGCTCTATCCTCTGAATAAGCAGCATCAACTGCACATTGAGTAGCTGTTTTTCTACCTTCATTGTAGACTAACTCTTGAGCAAACTTTATTTGTTTAGGTGTTAATTGTTTAGGTAATCCCATGTGGCGCTTTGTCGCATTTGTGTCTATTGACTATTAACGTAAGAAATAGTATATGTCAACTACATCTTACCTCCGTGAGAATGTAATAGTTTTTATTCAATCTGGTTATAAAAACTATTTGTTTTTTGTAAACATTGGTGGGGGTTGGCTTACGAAACCGTGAGAGATACTCATTCGGCTGATACTGGGCCCCCACTCTTAAAGAATGATAAATTTAAAACAACTCAGACAAGTCATAGATAAATTAATTAAATCACCTACAGCTGGTGATGCAAGAGTTCAAATCATATTACCTAATGGTGAGTTCTATGATGTAAAAGGAATTCAATTAATGGAAAATAAACTTTTGGGTGTAAGAGAATCTCATAGAATAGCTATTACAATACAGCCAGAACAGTGGCGTATGGGTAAAGTTTTAAAGAAATTATAACCTAACACTTACGGTGAATTTATGGCCAAAGATGAGTCTAAATTTTGGCAAGAAGTTAAGAAAAATATCAAGCAAATTTCCTTTACAAGATTAGAAAGTTGGGCCTCTGCAGGTGTTCCAGACTTGTTATGTTACAACGAAAAAGGAAAGTTTTTTACTATCGAATTGAAAGTAGAAAAACGTAAGAAATTAATATTCTCTCCACACCAAATTTCGTTTCACATGAAACATTCTAACAATACTTTTATCTTGGCAAAGGCCCTCGATCCTTTAGCCATAAAACTTTATGAAGGAAGAGATATACTAAAAATAATTAACCGTGAATCAGTGTCACCTATTGCAGAATCATGGACCAAGATCCAAGAACACCTTGTCAATGTGACATAACGTCGCACCTAGGCACGCGCTTGTGGGCGGGCCCCACCCAATATATCTCTCTCAGCCTGAGCCTTGTCGCATGTTGCTTGTCGCCTGTTCCTTTTTCTTTCTTTTCATTTTCCAGGCATAAAAAAACCCAGGCGATTTCTCGCCCGGGTTGGAGGTTGGAACTATAAAACTCTTTTGTGAAGTTTGAAAATGTCCACGTTCTTCTCCAGTTTTTCTTCCAGCCAGTTTTCTCCGGCCTTGATCCACCTTCGAATAAACTTGTATCTTGGATCGTAGGCCACGTTGCATTTGTAGCCCCTCATTCCATGAACCATACCTTTGACTGAGGCCAAAGAATATCTCTCTGTCCATGGTCCAAGTTCTAACATTTGAAGAAACATGATCCGGAAAATAACCTCGTCCTGGTTCTCCTTTGTAACTGTTCCCATGTCGATAGCCATCATGGTCCAGCAAAAATTCGCAGCTGTGTCGTGCTGCTCCTTGGTCCATCCTTCTGTGTCCAAGGCTGTGTAGTCGTATTGTAATGCCATATTCACCTCCGTTGTTGTTAAATTGACATCCTACAATCTCCCATACCAATACGGCAGAATTAAGGCGAGGTAAAAAATATTTTAAGTTATCCACAGGCCTGTGCCTGTGTCCTTGTGCCACGGCCCATGCGACAATTTGCCTGTCAATATGACACATTGTCCCTGCGACAATTTGCCGCAGCCCTGTGTGTGCCTGAGGGCGGGCCCCCCACCCGAAGGAAAAAAAACAATGCTTGTTACTTGTCATCGCTTGTTGCTTGTTACTTTCCAATTTTGATCTAGATCTTCTTTAGATTTAAATAAGTGGCTTGTGGTTGGGTCCTTTAATAAATATTCTTTGACCTTGTCGCTTGTATCTAGCTCCGGTATATTTTCAAATGTAAAACTACATCCGATATTATTTTCTAATGTTATGATCATTTTTACCTCTCTGTTAGTGTTTTAAGTAAGTTATATTTTTAATTTTACGTGACCAACATTTACGGCAATCTAAACATTTACCGCCCTGAGTTGGCGCTGGACATGTTGCCTTCTTAGGGTTGGTTGTGACTGTACTTGACCACGGCCAAAACTTACCCGCGGGCCCGTCAACGTTGGTTCCGCTTAATCTTATAATTAAATTTTTTGGAACTCTGTTAACTGGAATATGTTTTAAGAATTGCGCCTCCTTGGTGGGCATCCAGTGCTTAACACCAGGTGTTAATTTACAAACTTTAAAAATTTTTAATAAATGTTTAATGCTTTTAATATCTCCCGCATCGTGCCATCTAAACTCTTTAGTTTTAAAAAGTCGAATTTGTGAGGCCATCATATAAACCCACTTAGGACGGTCAACGGCCTTGAACCGTTTATATTGCGCCTCTTTAACTGTTTTATACATCGCATAAAAACCTTTTTTTGCATAACAGTCATAACAAACCGTTCCTTTTATTTTTGATAATTTGCCGCCCGTTTGGCATTCCCACGCGGGCAAGCCGTAAGAATAACCTGGCATCTTAGACGGCTTAGAAAATGAGCCAGTATATTCTTTTAATTGTTTTTTATTCATAGCGCTTTGATAGCATGGCCCTTGATCCGTGAACATTGCGCAAAGTGACGCAGCTGAAAACCTATATATTGTGTCAATATGACAAATCGACGCAGAAAAGAGAAGAGCTTGTGGGCGGGCCCCACCCAAAAAAAGCGGCTCAAAAAAATGGCGGATGAGCCTTTAATCTCTCTCCGCCATTCTCGATAAGATTACAATGCTTACCGCATTAACAACATAATATTTAAGTCCAGAAGTTATGGACTCGCTTATCGGCTAGAGTTCTATGGTCTAGCTTTCCCCCGCGTTAGCGGATAAAGGATAAGCACAGTATTTTAGCTGTCACTCTCGCGACAACAGGATTGCTGTATCACCTAATCAAAAACCAGAGTACCACCATGACAGGCATCTCGTACTTTTTACCCTACTGGACTGGTTCCTGATCCCAGATCCCTTGCGTGCCGTGCACTTAACATCTGAGATTTTTCATATTGATCAATATTACTTTATCTCAGCATAATCTTATCTGCTCCACAAGGGATCAGGGATCAGGCGCAGAGCAAATTAATAACCGGTGTTTCTCTGCGCTAACCCTGAGTAGTTGACAAGTTTAACGACCGGAAACTACTCGAACGAGGTCATATGGTATCTAGAGGTAGTTTAACTTAACTTAGTACTCATAAACTCAATTTAACATAATCAATAATTAGATCAATGCGCAGATTGTCGCACCATGGTAAGTGCATGTGGGCGGGCCCCACCCAAAAAAATAAAAAATAACCAGGGCCCTTGCGGGCCCTGGCTTAAGATTTAGACTTCAGCTCTTGGAAGAGTTTGGAAGTCTTCACAATCCATATCTAAGATGCCTCTAGCACCACCTTCATTAAACAAGATTTGACATCTTTGTTCAAAGTCGTTGTGTAGTATATTAAGAACAACTGGAAAAACTTTTGTCTTATCCAAGCTATTCATAATCATGTCAGATATGGATCTATTTTTTTTCAACCTTTTAGCTTTATTGTTAAGCTTCTTTAAAAGGTAAAAGTCCATATATTTATATGATTTACTCATAATACCCTTATACCATGTTTCACGTGAAACATAAATATGACATAACGTCGCACCTAGAGTAGAGCATGTGGGCGGGCCCCACCCATTTAAAAAAAATAAAACTGCGACAATTTGTCAAATAGTATTTTGAATTAATTAATTTATTGTGAGCTTATAACTTAACAACACGGAGGAAAAAGTTATGACAAAAACAATGACAAAATATCAATTAGATCATTTTGAAAGAAAAGTAAGAAGACAATTTGATCCATTGATTGAAGACCAAGAACTGTTGGTAAAACAGTTTAAAGCAAAAGCGACTGATGTTGCTGTTGCCAAGTTATCTAAAAAAATTGGTGCTGATAAAATCATCAATAAATTTAGACAAGCTGAAAAAATGTTAGAAGATGCTAGGGCAACGGCCTTAACATTCTTTGAACAGAAAAAACCAAAAGATGAAGACCTTAACTATTCTTTTAGAAATAAAGGCAATAGTTATAGAGATGAGAAGTTGTCTTTATCTGATTGTGAACAACAATTAAGAGACTGGGCTTCAAATCAAGCTGAAAAAGAAATAGAACGAAGACCAGAAGGCGCAAGGTTAAGACAGTTAAGAGAGCTAAAAGAAAAAGCGATTGATACTGTTATGGAAAGTGGAACACCAGACAGCTTGGCTATTGCTTTGGATAAAGTAAGTCAAAAAATAGGGTTAAGGTGGGACACTGATTTAGTGGCTTTACCTAATGTAAAAAAAGAAAACTAAACACTTGACAGGTTATGGGATATTATGTTAATAATGTCCCATAACAGAAAGGAATAAAATGGCATATATAGTAATAAAACATACAAACTACGAGAACATCACACCTAGTGTGAGCATTGAGGATAATGAGGTTTACGATCTTGAAACAGCTCAAGCTGTTAAAAAGGTGTGTGAATTAAAAAACACAAACAAAGATACTACATTCCATTTATTAAATGTAGCTTATTCTTCATTGAGTGAACCGAAAGTAATTAAAAAAGATGAGAACTTTAATTACAATCAATTAGAACTACCATTCCCCGAGGTTGCTCAATAATGGGTGTTGCTGTTGATTTAAAGAAAAAAGAGTTTATTGGTCAGGGCTTCTCTAAAAAGGAAGCCCGAACCAAGGCACATGAGTGGTGCGAACAAACGAACACTTGTCGTGGGTGTAGTCAAGTCGTGCGATTAGATTGGTGGTCATGGAAACAGGGCTACTGTAAAGATTGCATAGACTAGTCAATATGTCATAACGTCGCACTACTAGATGTAGTGGTGCGACAAAGTGTCGCAGGATAGAGAAGAGCATGTGGGCGGGCCCCACCCAAAGATATATAGAGGTACCAGACCAAACTCAAAAGTCGAACTTTTGATTAGGGGGGAGGGGTAGATTTTTGTAATATGGTACCTAATATATATCCTATAGTGTTTGATTTACAGATATATTCCTGCTAAATACTTTTTGGTACCATAATTAAATATTATGCTTAGTTTAGATAAAATAAATGCAATTACAGATCCGAAAGTTAGAAGACAATTAAAATTAGATATTTTAACTAGAGTAAAAAAATCTACTCAAGAAAAATATAGAACTGATTTTTTATCTTTTGTAAAATACACTTGGCCAGAATTTATTGAAGGGTACCATCATAAAAAAATTTCAGATGCATTTAATAGAATTAGAACAGGTGAATGTAAAAGATTAATTATTAATATGCCACCTAGGCATACTAAATCTGAATTTGCATCTTATTTTTTACCTGCATGGATGATTGGCAACAGACCAAATTTAAAAATTATTCAAGCAACTCACACAGCAGAACTTGCAATTCGTTTTGGTAGAAAAGCTAAAACATTAATTGACTCACAAGAATATCAAGACTTATTTAAAACAAGACTCAGAGAAGATTCAAAAGCTGCAGGACGTTGGGAAACAAATGGTGGTGGAGAATATTTTGCAGTCGGTGTCCAAGGTGCGGTGACCGGGAGGGGTGCTGACTTACTCATCATTGACGATCCACATTCTGAGCAAGATGTTAATTCACCTACAGCATTTGATAATGCATATGAATGGTATACATCAGGACCAAGACAACGTTTACAACCAGGTGGAGCTATTGTGGTTGTAATGACAAGATGGTCAACAAAAGATTTAACAGCACAACTTGTAAATTCTGGAGCAAAAGAAGAGAAAGCAGATCAATGGGAAGTGATTGAGTTTCCTGCAATCTTACCAAACAATAAACCTGTATGGCCAGAATATTGGAAGTTAGAAGAATTAGAAAAAGTAAAAGCATCAGCTGGTATTGCAAAATGGAATGCACAGTATATGCAAAACCCAACAGCTGAAGAAGGTGCATTATTAAAACGTGAGTGGTGGCAAAATTGGGATAAAGATCATATGCCTCCATTACTTCATGTCATTCAAAGTTATGATACTGCATTTTTAAAAAAAGAAACTGCCGACTATTCTGCCATTACTACTTGGGGAATCTTTGCAGAAAATGAAGGAGATCCACAACATATAATTTTATTAGATGCAATAAAACAACGTTTAGAATTTCCTGATCTAAGAAGACTTGCAAAAGAACAATATGATTATTGGCAACCTGAAACAGTTTTAGTTGAAGCAAAAGCTTCTGGTCTTCCATTGACTTATGAACTCAGACAGATGGGGATACCCGTCGTTAATTATACTCCCTCTAAAGGTAACGACAAACACAGCCGTGTAAATTCTGTAGCCCCTCTGTTTGAGTCCGGAATGGTTTGGGCTCCTAAAGATAGAGAGTTTGCTCAAGAAGTAATTGAAGAGTGTGCATCTTTTCCATATGGAGATCATGATGACTTAGTAGATAGCACTACACAAGCATTAATGCGATTTAGACAAGGGGGCTTGATTATTCATCCAGAAGACTATAAAGATGAGGAACTTCCAAGAAAAAATAAAACTTATTATTGGTAAATGACATTTGTATTTAAACACCCAAGTAAGTATAAAAAACTTACAACAACTGTACCACCAAAATCTGGGCCATTATCACAGGGCTTGAATATTGAGTATAATACTGTTAAAGATGTAAAACTGGAGAAAATTAATGGCAGAAATCGACAAAGCACTTCCAAACGAAGTTAGAAAAGAAATTGAAATAGAAGGTCCTGAAACATCGGCCGAAGAGAATATTGAATTACAAGAAGATTTACCTGATGTAGGTGAAACTGAAATTACACCTATGGAAGATGGAGGTGTAGAAATTAATTTTGAACCAGGAGCCTTCAACCAGGCTCAATCAGAAAATCACTACGACAATTTGGCAGAGTTACTTCCAGAGGAAATATTGATGCCTCTTGGTTCAGAATTATTTTCTAATTATTCAGATTACAAATCTTCAAGACAAGATTGGGAACAAGCTTACATAAAAGGTTTAGATCTTTTAGGATTTAAATACGAACAAAAATCAGAACCTTTCCAAGGTGCAAGTGGTGCAACACACCCAGTATTAGCAGAAGCGGTTACTCAATTTCAATCACTGGCTTATAAAGAATTGCTCCCGGCTCAAGGACCAGTGAGAACTCAAACTGTTGGAGCTCCATCACCTGAAAAATCTTCTCAAGCAGAACGAGTAAAAGAATTTATGAATTATCAGTTAATGGATCAAATGCCAGAATATGAAACTGAGTTTGATCAAATGTTATTTTATTTACCATTATCTGGTTCTGCGTTTAAAAAAGTTTACTACGATGAATTACTAGGACGAGCTGTATCAAAGTTCGTTCCTGCTGATGATTTAATTGTTCCGTATGCAGCTACCTCATTAGATGATGCGGAATCAATTATTCATCGAATTAAAACTTCTGGAAATGATTTAAGAAAACAACAAGTCGCAGGTTTTTATAGAGATATAGATTTAACTGCTGGCTATAATAACGAAACAGATTTAGATAAAAAAGAACATGAATTAGAAGGAATGAAACAATCGGGAAAACAAGAAGATGTCTTTACCTTACTTGAATGTCATGTTAACTTAGACATCGAGGGTTTTGAAGATCGAGGGCCCGATGGGGAAATAACTGGTATCAAATTACCATACATTGTAACGATTGAAGAAAACTCTCGACAGATTTTATCAATCAGAAGAAATTATGAAATCGGTGACGCTTTAAGAAAAAAGATTTCATACTTTGTTCATTTTAAATTTTTACCTGGTTTAGGATTTTATGGATTTGGTTTAATCCATATGATCGGTGGATTATCAAGAACAGCAACATCAGCTTTAAGAAGTTTATTAGATGCAGGAACTTTATCAAACTTACCTGCTGGATTTAAACAAAGAGGAATCAGAATTAGAGATGATGCACAATCTATACAACCTGGTGAATTCAGAGATGTAGATGCTCCTGGCGGAAATATAAGAGATGCATTTATGACACTTCCGTTTAAAGAGCCAAGTGCAACACTTCTTCAACTTATGGGTGTCGTTGTACAAGCTGGTCAGCGTTTTGCTTCCATAGCTGACATGCAAGTAGGTGAGGGTAATCAACAAGCTGCGGTGGGAACGACAGTCGCCTTGTTAGAACGTGGATCAAGAACAATGAGTGCGATTCACAAAAGATTATATGTATCACTTAAAAATGAATTTAAATTATTAGCTAGAGTATTTAAACTATATCTACCACAAGAATATCCTTATGATGTTGTGGGTGGTCAAAGGGTAATTAAACAAGCAGACTTTGATGACAAAATAGATATTTTACCTGTAGCAGATCCAAATATATTTTCTCAAACTCAAAGGATATCTTTGGCTCAAACGGAATTACAATTAGCTCAATCAAATCCACAAATACATAATTTGTATGCAGCATATAGAAATATGTATGAAGCACTGGGTGTAAAAAATATTGATTTAATTTTAAAAAAACCTCAACCACCAATGCCTAAGGATCCATCATTAGAACATATTGATTCATTAAGTGGTATTCCATTCCAAGCATTTAAAGGACAAGATCACAGAGCTCATATTACAGCTCATGTAAACTTTATGGCTACTAACATTGCAAAAAATAATCCTGTAATTAATGCTTCATTACAAAAAAATATATTTGAACACATTTCATTAATGGCTTTAGAACAAGTTGAAATGGAATTTGTACAAGAGATACAACAATTACAAGCAATGCAACAAAATCCACAAGCAATGCAAAACCCACAAATGCAACAAATGGTTATGCAGTTGAATATGAAGATTGAATCTAGAAAAGCTGTTCTAGTTGCAGAGATGATGGATGAATTTTTACAAGAAGAAAAGAAAATTAATGGTGATTTTGGTAATGATCCTATTGCAAAATTAAAATCAAGAGAGCTTGATATTAGAGCACAGGAAAATTCTAGAAGAAAAGAAGTAGATGAAGAGAGAATTAATGTTGAAAAGATGAAAGCAATGATGAATCAAATGACTGATCAACAAAAATTACAACAAAATGAAGAATTAGCTAATTTAAGAGCAGATACTTCTATTGAAAAAACTATTTTATCTGCAGAATTAAAAAATAGAGGTGGAATGTAATGAAAAAAACAGAAAAAAAGATAGCAAAAGTCATGAGAGAGTTTAAAAAAGGTAAATTACCCATTGGAAAATCTAAAAAACCTGTTAAAAGTAGAAAACAAGCAATAGCAATCGCTCTTTCTGAAGCTGGAAAGAGTAAAACTAGGAGAAAAAAATGAATAAGTTTGATAAATTAGAAAAAAAAGTTCCTATGCCTAAAGG